GGGCTTAGCCCCACCCATGCGTCCCCATTCGGTGTTCTTGACGTTCGACCCGTGTTCTTTGACCACCAGAGGCATCACGTAGACGCCATCGGACACCTCGAGCAGACCTTCGGCAATGATCTTGTCGATGGCCTTGGCCACTACGGTCTTCTTGTCGCTTGAGTTAGACGCAAGCACCACCAGCTCGTCGTGGCTGTGTGCAGGCCCATTGTGCTTGATGAAAACGCCAGGCTTGGTCATGCCCCATGCCTGCACAAACAGCTCCATCAGGACGCCACGCTCGGCTGCTGACAGCAGCTTGGTGGTCTGCGTCCACTCGGTTCTGTGGAGCTTGAACCAGTGATATTCCGATGTCATCGTTGATTCCCGACACCCCAACCCCGAGCCGTGGCTGATCCCGTGGCGCATGCGAACACGCCATAGGCACGGCCGGGGGTTGGAATGTCGATGAGGGTTCGCATGTCAGGTCAAAGGATCAGCACCCACAGCATACCAGCACGCGGCCGATAACGCAAGGCCTATTCCATCGCCTTGACCTGCCGCCCGGCGCCGATCTGCACCACCACGCTTTCGCCGGCAGACCACCGGATGTCGCGGCCCAGCTGCTGGTCGGCGTACTCGGCTTCACGCCAGCCATCGGCGGCTACCGGTGTGCCAGGGCACGGCTGCCCGTTGACGTAGGCCCGCCAGCCGGCGGAGTACTCGCGGTCCTTGGTCTGCACCACGCGGCAGTACCTCTCTTCGGCGTCGGATTCGTTGTCGGTCATGGGATCTCCTGAAAGTCGGAGCAAAATCTCGCTCCGGGTTTGCTCCGGGTTTCGCGCCCCGGTGTGCGCTACTGGAATCGGCCGGCGGCGGTCTCCCGCGGTCGGCCGTACCTGGCCCTGCTGTGGTCAGGGCTCGATCTTGGGCATGGCCTCGCCCTTCATGACGCGGAGCGTGGCGGTGCTCTTCGTCCTGGTCATCGCCCACGCCTTGCAGATCGCCACCACGCCGGTCACGCGGTCGCCGTCGAGGTTGGTCGGGTGAGACCTAAACCACCGGACCAGCTGCAGCCGCGGGTCGCCGGCACGCAGCTCCTCGCCAGCCATCGTCCTATCCCACCAGGCGAGCACCGGCTCGACGCCATAAACCTTGGCGATGCGCCACAGGGCGAAGGCCGCCACCGCTGGCGGAACGCCGTTGCCGCGGTGGCGCCTGTCTTGGGCGATGGCGGTGACGATGCCGTCCACCAGCTTGTCGTGCACGGTGGTCTTCACCACCTCCTGGCCGGTCGTCTTTGGAGACGCAATGCCGCCGTCGATGATGAGCTTGAGGCGAGTAAACGCCGCGCGGGTTGTGGTGTGATTGGCGCCAAGGCATCCGGCGATGTAGGCCACCGTGCGCGGCCGAAAGGCGTCGTAGAGCGCGATGTCGGCGGGGTTGTCACCCCACGCGGTGCGGATCTTGAGGGTCTTCCCCGAGAGCACGATGGCCCGCAGGGTGTGCTGCCCGTTGATGATGTTGCGGTCCCAGTCGAAGACGATCCAGGTGGTCCGCAGGTTCTCGCGCCACGCCCCGGCCTTCTGCACGCGGGCAAGCTTCTGGGCTTCGGCCTCGCTCATGCGCCGCTGGTCTTTGTGCTTGTTGTGGTTGGCCAGGACGTACTCGGCCATCTCGGGCGTCCAAGCGAGCAGCTGCTCGCCCTCGGACTTGGTGCTGCTGCCGATCAGCATCAGCAGCTTCTTAACTGCGTCGGTCATGGGTCTTCTCCGTGAGAGAAAGGGGGGAACTCCGGCCACGCGGCCGGTGAATGGGGCCCGCGGCTGTTAAGCCGCAGGCCCCGACGCGAGAACGGTGACGCCCTTACGCCGGGGGGAGTTGCCACTGGTGGGGGTTCCAGCCGCATGCACCTAGAGCTGTTTTCGGGGCCGATCACCCAGGCCACCTGCTCCTATGGGCCAAACTCAGCCAGCGGCGCTTCTGCCGCCGGCCAAGGAGAGGAGAGAGACTGTCAGGGCTTGGAAGCCCTCCTGATGGCCTCCAGAGCCTTGGCTGCGGTGGGGGCCTCCGTTACCGGCTTGGCGGCCACCGGCATCTCCTGAGGCCGCGGCGCGGCCCTGGCGGGCTCGTCCTGGTAGTCGAGCACCTCCTCGGTGCTGATGAGCCCCATGAGAGCGTCGGGGAACTGATCGCGAATGGCGAACCCGCGGGCCCGCTGCTGCAACATGCGGTCGGGGTAGCTCGACCAGGGGCCGCGCTGACCCCAGAGCCCGGCACGCTTGGCGTCGGCCACGCTGAACCGCACCACCACGTCGGGCTGGCCCTTTCGGCTGGCGGTCACCATCGCCGCCCGGTTGTCGCCCTCGCCCTCATGCTTGGTGATGATGCCGATGCAGTCAGGGTGCCGCTTGGCCAGCGCGACCATGGCGTCCCCCCAAATGGTCAGCTTGCCGCGGATGTAGCTGATGGCGTCGGGCACCTCGCTCGCCGCCAAGCCCACGGCCATGCCCTTCTCGAGGGCGAGGATGATGCGGGCCAGCCGCTGCCGGTGGGTCTCGCACCCGTCGAAGAAGGCGGGCTTGTACGCCCCGCCCTCGTACTGCACCACGGCCATTCGCTGCAGGCCGTCGAGGGTGTCGGTGGTCATGCCGCGAGGCCCGAGGGTGACGTTTGCCCTAGTCTCGAGCACCGTGCCGGTCACTGGTGCGGGTGCGGTGCGTTGGGCGTGCCGCTCGTTGGGCGCGGCTGCCGCCAAGATGCTGTCGATGTCGTCGGACATGTTGTACTCCTGCAGAGGTGTCAGATGTTGCCGGCGTCCACGTTGGCGTCGGCGTTGTCGAACGCCCAGGTGGGCAGGTTGAGCACCTGCACCTGGCCGTCCGCTTGGATAGAACTATACTCACCACTGGCCACCGCCGCGGCCCACTGCCGCAGGATGCTGCTGTTGACCTCGGCGGCCTGCGTTATGGTCGCATCGTCCAGCTCGTACAGGGCGCAGCTGTACGGTGCTGAGCTCTCGAGCACGGCGAACACGAACGGCAGCAGCTCGCCGGTGGCCTGCGCGATGGCGTGCCGGTACCACGCCGCCTGCAGGTGATAGCCGTAGGCCACCGTCGCCCTGGTGAAGGCGAACGCCGTGGCCGCCCTCGCGGTCTTGAGATCGAGGATGAGGTGGCCGGTGATGTACCGGTCGATCCTCGCCTTGCACCGCACGCCGGTGTCGGCGTCGGTCCAGACGATGGTGAGCTCGTTGAAGCCGCCAGCGACGTTGAGCAGCTCCCTCATGGTGCGGTGGCTGTCGGCGGCTGCCGCCATGGCGCTGGCCGCCGCGAATACCTCGGCATCGACCACCTCCATGTCGGGCTTGAGGTTGGCCATCCACGCGGCCTTGGCCTCCTTGCCGGCCTTGGTCCGCAGGTCGCCAAAGTCAGGCGCGAGGGTGATGAGATGCCGGCTCTCGGGCTCGAGGATGAGCCGGTGGGCGAGCGTGCCCAGCTCCTTGGCCGGGCTGCTGCCGCCGCCGCCAGCCATGGCGAGTCGCATGTGGGCCATGCTGGTGCGTCCGGCCTTGAGGCTGCTGGCGTTAACGTAGCGCAGCGCGTGGTAGTCGGCCTCGGGGATGTTGCGGTAGTTTCCGTTGGGAAGGTCCATTGGTGTCTCCTTACTTGGTCTCGTTGTGGTCGATGATGTCGTGACGCCGGCGGGGCATGATGTCGGCCGGGCAGCCGCCGTCGAACGGATCGTCGCACTCGACCAGCTCCTGCTGCGTCGGTGCGTTGAGCACGTCGGCGATGAGCTTGGCGTCTGCCTTGGGGTTGCGGCCGGTGAGGATGATGTCGTCCACGTTGGTCTCCTGCAGGGTTGGTCTTTCGCAGCCGCACACGCGGCTGACGCACTGAGTATACCTCTATACTCGGCTGCGTCGATGGCATCGCTTGAGGATTCGGGCACGATTCCACAGATCGTCAGCAAGACCCGAACGGGTCGATAGGGTGCGGTTCGGTCACCAGTGGCCCGATGGGCAGCCTTCGTCCTCGCAGGTCGTCTTGCCGGCAGGGCGCCAGACCGCCAGAGCGCCAGACCGCCACTGCACCAGGCATCCGCAGGTGTCCTCTCGAGGGTCCATGGGCGGGCCGCAGAAGGCCGCTTGGAGGTTCGTGCCGCGGACCCGGACGATCACCCGGCTCGGGCAGGCCCCGCACACGCTGGCCCTCTTGGCGGCTTCTTGGGCCGTTGCCGAGGTGCAGCTCACCCACTTGCTCGCACCGGCGATGGCCGCCCATGGGTTCATTCGATCACCTCGAGGGTGGAGGGGTCGCCGCAGTTGGCGCAGCCGCCGGTGATGGTCAGGTCGGTCGGACCCCCGCCACCACCGCACCTGCAGTACTCGCGGGTCCAAGTGGTTTCGAGATCGGCGGCGTAGCTCAGGGTGTACGTGGGGTCTGCGGTCACCGGTCGGCCACGCTGGTCGACGGTGCCGGACCACGTGAACCGGCCAGCATCGCATGCATCGGCGAAGGTGTATTGCTCCTGAGCACGCCGGCCACGGTTCAGTGGGTCCACCGGCCACACGGTGGCAAGGGTGCATGGAGCCGGGCTGATGGGGATGTAGGGCGCCGTGGCCGTGCCCGTGGCGCCGCCACCTTGGCCGAGGATGGGGTAGAGCAAGCCGAGCGTGCCCGGCCGCAGCAGCTCGACCACCGCCGGCGGCGTCGGTCCCTCTTGGTTGACCACCGGCAGCTGGTCGGTTCTGGCGGGCCCGGTGGGAATCAGCACGGACCCAGACGCCACGAACTCGAACACGCTCTGCCCGCTCACCGTGGCACTCTGGAACGTCGCACCCTCGAGCCGCATGGTGTCGGGAATCAGCCTGGCGATGGCGTTCTCGTCGCCGGCTGAATCAGAGCTCACGCAATACTGGGCCGAGGCCGTGATCCCAAACTGAGCCACGGACACCACCGGCATGCCTTGCACGTCGGTGTATGTCTCACGCTTGAGGCTTCGCCAGGTGGTGCTCAACCGCATGCGATACCCGCGGTTCTGGGCACAGCTCACCGGCACCATCAGGCCGCCGGCGTTGCACGCCAAGATCGGCGTCTGCAGGCATGGCGCATCCGCTGGGCAGCAGACGCCACCACAGCAGCACGGCGCACCGCCTGTATCGGTCACCAGCTTTTTGAAGACCACGCCCAGCTGCCGGTCTCTCAGGATGAGCTTGGGCATCAGTTGAGGCCGTCAGCTCCGCGGCCGATGGCGTTGCGCGTCGTGATCGTGAGCAGCTTGCTCGGGATAATGACGCAGCTCGGCGCGTCCTCCACCAAGGTCACCGTCAAGGGCCGCTGCAGCCTCGAAAAGTCGATGGTGCCGCCCAGGGCGAGCAGGTTCGTGACGCCCGCGGTGGGCACGTCCGGGTTGCCGGCGTTGAGCACCACCAGCTGGCCGCCAGTCACCGTCACCGCCGAGAGGTTGCGGCTGCCGGCGTCCACCGTCACGTTGCCGCCCGCCACGGTCAGGCCCTCGGTGCGGCTGCCGGCCGTCACCGTCGTGCCCTGGATTCCGCGCTTGAGCAGGTGCTGTCCGCCCGTGATGGTCAGCGCGTGAATGTCGTTGGTGCCGCCGCTATTCACCACGTCGATGGTGCCAACGCCGCCCGTGAAGACCCACCGGTAGTTGGCCGTGCTGCCCACGTTCTGGCTCACGAACACGCGGCCGGCCTGGAGCTCGAGGCGCCGCACCGAGCACGTGCCGGTCACGTAGAGGAAGCCGCCGCCGTTGACTTGCAGGTAGTGGCACTCGTCGTTCGCCGATGCGTTCTCGGCGGTGTAGTACAGGCTGCCGCCGCTCGCCTCGTACCGCACGCGAGGCAGCTGCGTGGTCTGGCTGAAGAGGCTGTTGCGGGTCTGGAACGCCAAGCTGCCAGACGTGCCGGCCACGTTGCCCGAGAAGCCGCTGCTGATGTCCAGGTTCTTGATGCCGTTGGTCAGCGACGTCCACGTGATGTCGCTGGTGATGGCCTGCGTGCCGTTCTGAATGATCAGCTCGGCATCATCGACGATGCCCGAGCCGGCGGCGCCGGCCAATGTCTTCCAGTTGCCGCTGGCCAAGCTCGTCGCGCCGGTGTTCAGTACTTCGTTTGCCATGGTGATCTTCCTTGGTGGTCAGGTCAGTGTACCCGTCAGATAGTCGCGGCCACGCGGAACACGTCGTCCACCTGGTCCGATGTGAGGCTCAGCACTTGGCCGACTGCCGCCACCAGCGGATGGTCGCGGCGGATCGCCACGCTGTAGAGCCACATGGTTTCGGCGTCGTCCTGTTCGTCGGCTGGCAGCAAGTCGATGACGGCGGCCACCGTGGCGTCCAAGGCGGCGTTGGTGACGCCGTGCAGACGCCGCAGCGCCACGCGGATGGTCGCCGGCGAGGCGGATTCGGGCACCGGTTCCAAGATGCCGTCGTCGTAATCCTCGACGATGTTGTTGTTGGGCTTGGTTGGGTCGTAGCCGCCAAGGCCGTAGACAATGTGTCTCATGGTTAGACTCGAATCCACACTGCCTGCGCTGAGTGTCCGGTCGCGCTTGCGGCATCTGCCGTTGCGGGGAATCCGCCTGATCGGTCGGTGCCGGAGAAATAGGCCATCACAATGGAGTCGCTGGACGGGTCGCCGATCTGCGACGGCAGCCAGTAGTTGTTGCCGTAGGCTGTGAAGCCTCGCCATGTGGCACCGGCACCGACGCTGCACGCTAGCCAATACCAGCCAGCGGTAAGCGACTGCGAGATGGTGATGCTGTGCGTGGCTGTGCCGGTGGCACTGGTGAACGTGAAGCCACCGGCGTCGATCACAAGCGTGCCGGGCTTGCCGTTGGTGTCCCCGTAGATGCCCAGCCGCCCGTTCTGCGTGCCCACGACAGAAGTTGTCACGATGGTGCGGGCCGCGATGCGGTCCACTGTCACGGTTCGTCCAATCCAAATCGGTTGATAGGTCACGGCGGAACTAAGCGTTCGCGTGCCCATGTCGCCCGGCATGCGGATCCAAACGGAGCCGCCGATGGGCGAAACGCACGCACCGCCGCTGATTCCCGCAGGCCCGGTCGGCCCGGTAGGTCCGGTAGGTCCGGTAGGTCCGCCACTGGGCCCGGTGGCACCCGTCGCACCGAGGTTGCCCGCCGGTGCGAAGATGATGATGCAGTCGTCGCTGGCACTCGGAGCCGTGCCTGCCAAATACGTCACGCCAATCTTTCGGTAGCCGGTCGCAGTGGTCACGCTCGTCACGTTGAACGTCGCGCCGAATGTGTTGCTGTCTCGATCTTGAATCAGCAGCACGCCCTTCACTGTGTTTGTGGAATCGTCCCACGAATCAATGAAGTTGGTCTGCGTGATGGCGTCGCCGTCCACCAAGTCAATGAAGATCTGGGTGACCGATCCGATGGTGGAGTTGTTGTACCGGAAGGATCCGGCTCCGGGGTCGGAATCCGCGGTCAAAGCATCAAAGGCATATCGCATGCCGCCTTTTGCGCCGGTCACGCCGATGGGGCCGGTTGCTCCGGTTGGTCCCGTTGGCCCGGTCGGACCAGTCGCACCGGTTGCTCCAGTCGGGCCGGTTGCTCCCGTCGCACCCGTCGCTCCAGTCGCACCGGTTGCCCCGGTTGGCCCTGTCGCACCGGTCGGCCCTGTTGCCCCCGTCGGGCCAGTCGCACCAGTGGCACCGGTCGCACCGGTCGCACCTGTCAGCCCGGTTGCTCCAGTCGCACCGGTTGCCCCGGTCGGACCTGTCGGCCCAGTCGCACCGGTCGCCCCGGTTGGGCCCGTCGCACCCGTTGGGCCCGTCGCTCCTGCGGGCCCAGTGGCACCAGTTGGTCCCGTCGCACCCGCCACGCCCGGCGTGCCCGACGACGCCTGCACCACCGTCAAGATCACCGCAGGCGTTGCCGGTCGCGTTGGGCTTGTCGCCGCCGCCATGTAGTCGAGGAAGATGTCGCTGTCCGTGGCGGACATGACGATTTCGAAGTAGTCGCCCGCCGCCATGGTGTAAACGAAATTCCACGCCATGACCTCGGCGGCGTTTATGCCTGAGATAACGTAGTCGGTGTTGCTTCTGGCTATGTTGGTGCCGTTGTGGCGGAACCAGACGCTGACGTGCTCGTTGACGCCGCTGGTGTGCCGCAGTTGAGCACTGAACTGGAAGTTGTACGTGCCCGCGTTGGCGACCACGACGCGGCTCAACGGGCTGCCGAGGCTGACGCCCGTGGCCTCCTCGGTCGTGTCCAACACGATGGGCGTAGCCGTATCTTCGCCGATGCTCTGGTCGGCGTTGGCGGTAAACACGCCGTAGTACCCGCGAGTCGTGACCGCCGTTGGCACTTCGAGCACGTCGCCAGTCGTGCCCGTCACCAACAGCTTGTACTCCACCGTGCCGCTGGTGGTAGTGAGCTGGAACCTCACGTAGCGGATGCCGGCCACGTAGATCGGCTCCTTGAGGCCGGCAGAGCTGTAGTCCACGGCGCCCTGCGGCATCGCCCACCAGGTCTCGCCGTCATGGCTGCCTTGCACGCTGATGGTGCCGGCCGCCGATGCGTCCAAGGGCGTCGTGATCTGCGGCCGGATGGTGGCGTAGGCCTGCACGTCGTACACCAAGCCACTGCTGATGCTTGAGAGCACCGCCGCGGGGTCGAACTGGTCCACGCCGTTGGTGTTGATTGGGCTGAGAATGTCGGTGCGATATGCCATGGCTTAGTCTGGGTTCACGATGGGTTCGCTGTCGCCAGGTCCTACCTCGCCTTCGCCGGAACCAGGAGGCCGCACCGTTCTGATGCCGTCGCCTGGCTGAATGCTTTGCAGGTTGGCCGGCGTGGCACAGTCTCGGAACGCAGGGTATTCGTGAAAATGCCACTGCACGGCGTTCGCCGCCACCGCGCCGATCACCAGCTGGCCGGGCCGCAGCGCCACGATGTCGATGGCGTCGGGCCATCGCTGCACCGGCTTCTGCCGCTCGAGCCGGAAGATGCCTTCCACCTGCGGGTCATGCACCGCGATGGTGTACGTGATGCCGCTGGCCGGCCCTGGCGTGGTGCCTTCCACGCTAACGATGCGTCCGAGGATGAGGCGAGGGTCGGCCATTAGATGATCCGCTCTGCACCGGGCAGCTCTCGCCACCCTTCTGGGTCACGGTCGTACAGGTCCTGCAGCACGCACGTGGGCTTGTCGATCTCGGGGTTGCCCTTCTGGAACGTGGCAAAGACGGTGTAGGGGTATCTCATCGGCACGCTGTCATCGCCGGGGATGCAATACTGCACGTCCTCGCTGTTGGTCGGCGGCAGGTAGAACGTGCCGTAGTCGATCTCCCAGGTGTACGAGATGTCGTAGGTGCCGGCGTCGTCCACCTGGTTGACGGTGCCGCCTTCAAAGTGATACCACCCGCCATCGGGCATCTTGTGCAGCTTGTCGGTCTGCTTGGCGATGGCGTCGAAGATTCGCACGTCGTTGACCACCACCCGCACCTGGAGGGGCCGCAGCACTCGCACCTCCACCAGCTGCTTCTTGGCGATCTTCCAGACGAGCTTCTCGACTTGGGTGCCGTCGCCGCTGGTCGCCAGCACCTGAGACCGCACCGCCATGGGGATCTCGATGGTGGCCTTGCGGCTGCTCCACCCCCAGTGGTACCAGGTCGGCGCGTCCCGGTTGGGAGAACGAAGGTCCACAAACCGGTTGTCGTTGGAGTACAAACACTCGACGGTGCAGACGCCATCGCTGCCGGTGCTGATGTTGTACCGGTCGAGGCGCAGCCTGGCGTCCTCGGGGTGCTCGGTGTTGAGCGCCGGCACGTCAGGCGAGGTCAGCGCCGTCTGCGGGCTCAGGGTCTGCACGACGAACCGCCGGCTGGCTGTCAGCTTGCCGGTGCGGTCCTTGCCCAGCTGCTGGGACAGGGCGAGCTCATAGCCTGGAATGGTCATCCGACGCCCTCCACCACGATGCGGTTCATGTTGGCGCTGGTCGCCATGCCGAGGCCTTGGATCTGTTGACCGAACTGGGTGATGCTGTTGGCGGTCTCGGCGCCGAAGGTGGCGTTGATCTCGGATCGGATGGCCTTGAGGCTTTGCACCCAAGCGTCACGGGCTTTCGCTGCGGCCTCGGCCTGCTTGCGTTGGGCCTCCTCCTGCTCGCGGTACCAGTCGCGGAGCTTGTCGTGCCATTCCTCTTCCTTCTTCCGCTCCTCCTCGGCCGCCTTCGCCGCGGCGTCTGCTGCTTCCTGCCGGTTCTTCTCGACCTCCTCTTGGGTCTTGCGGCGGATCGAGGCGATGGCGTCCTCGGTGGATTGGTTGGTGGCGATTCGCTCTTCTTTGGTCTGAGCGTTGTAAGCCTTGGTGAGCTCCGCGATCTTGGCCTCGGCCTGGGCGACAATCCGCTGCTCCTCGGTCATGGCATCGAGGCGGGCCTGCTCGGTGATGCTGGCGACGTCATTAGCGGCCTTCTCGGCGGCCTTCTTTTCGGCCTCGGCTTTCTTCTCGGCTGCTTCCTTGTTGGCCTTGGTTTCGGCGGCCTTCTCGTTGATGTTCCGCCGTGTCCGTAGCTCGCGCAGGGTCTCCTCGAGCTGGGCCTGCTTTCGTTGCCCGGCGATGAGCTCGGCGATGCCACCGAAGCCGGCGGCCTTTACGTTGTCGTACTCCTCCTTGGTGGCCGCCAGTTCGCCTTCAACACGCTGAATCTCGGCCGACAACGCCTCGGCAGACTTGGCCGGGTCGTTGAAGTTGAGGCTGGCGCTGAAGTCCTTGGCCTTCTCGGCACCATCCTCGAGCAGGTCCACGATGTATTTCTTGATCGCCTGACCGACAGTGAAGGCGATGGTGGCGATGCCGGCGATGGCAGCGATCTTGCCGATGAGGCCCTGCACCACCTCGATCTGCTCGCCGTATTGCTTCTTGACCTGCTTGAGTTTCTCGCCGAGGGCACTGGTTGCGGCCGTCTGCTTATTCGTCGCCTCGGTCGCCTTGGCCGCCGTGTCGGCAGCTGCGGCGTCCACTTGCGCCTTGGCCTTGGCCACGTCGCCAGGTATGGCCGACGTGTCCGCCCGCATCTTGACGCCAATTTCGATAGGCTCTGCCACCTAGACCTCCAGTTAGGACGCCGTGGCGGTGCTGGCGATTCGCAGGGTGCCGGTCACACGAACTACATCGTCCATCTTCCAGCTCAGGCTGAGCTTGGTCCAGAAGGCTGGGAACTCCCACTTGCGGCTGCCACCGACCGTCAGGCGGCACGTCTGGTCAGGGGTGGCCGATGTGCCGGCGATGTTCCAGGTGGGCTTGGCGATGTCTCCAGACGCCGCCAACAGGCCACCGTTGGTCTGGTTGAGGTTGCCGGAGCCGTTGAAGGCGTAGCTGAGCTCGGAGAAGTCGCCGAGCCGCACCCTCTGGCTCAGACTCGGGATGCCGATGTTGCCTGAAAGAGTCGGATCGGTGCCAGCCTCCACCAGCTTGAAGCTGGCCGTGGCCGAGGCGCCGCTGGTCGGCAGGCTCGGCGCGTCGTTCACGTCGGCCTTGCAGGTGTAGCTGCCGCTCCAGCTGCCGATGCCGCCGGGCATCCACTTCCTCCAGCCGGTGGCCGCGCCGGTGGTCTCCGTGATCTCGATCTCCGGCCATGTGATGTCGATGGTCAGGGCGTTCATGTAAGCCACGTAGCCGCTGGCATACGTGACCAAGGCCGAGATGCCCAAGGGCGGGGTGGTCCTGGGGAAGATGCCCGAGAAGTCCACGGTGCCCGTTCGCAGGCCGTGGAACTTCTCCATCATGTTGATGGCCGAGCCTGTGGCCTGCGTCACGTCGATCTCGTTCGATTCGATCTTGATGGTGGCGAGATCCGTGGTCATACGCAGCGCGGTGCCGAACAGATACAGCAGGTCGCCGCTGGCCGCGATGCTGGTGAGGTTGCCGGTCTCAGACGTGAGCGGGTATGCAAGTGCCATAGTCAGGGTCTCAGGGGTTGGTCGCCAGGGCGGTGACGCGGAAGGTGGCCGTCATGGTGCCCTGCATGGTGTGCTCGTCGATCATGGTTGCGTCGTATGTCCGCACGTAGCAGTTGCTCGCCTTGGCAGTGTACCCGTTGGTCGGCAGCACTAGCAGGTGGCGGTGGAAGCCGTAGGTCGGGATGCGGCCAGCCTGGAGGATGGCGTTGCCATGCAGACGGTCGAGCACCGAGCTGATGTTGGTGCTGAAGTCGCCGGCCACGGCATCCTGCACCTGGTCGTACACGGTGAAGGTGGCGGTGGCGTTGAACTCATCGGCCGTGAGGCTGTGGTCCTGCTCCATCCGCACGCTCACCAGGAGGTAGGGGAACACCATGGCCGCCGGCGTTCCGTACACGCTGTACGCCCCGCTGATGATCTTCCAACCGCCGCCGTTGTACAGGCCGCCGGTGCCGGTGTCGGCCTTGAGGTGGTCGAAGATGGCTTTGTAGATCGAGGTGAGAATCATCCGATTGGCGCTCCCGTCTGCACTGCGTTCTTGAAGTAGCGCCGCACCGTGGTGGTGAAGCCGGCCTTGAAGGCCTTGGCGATGTTGCCTTGCACGGTCTGGTTGCGTGCCGCCGGCCGCATATACGGGCGAGCAGGCAGTCGCACCGAACGCTTGAGCACGAACATCAGGCGTTTACCACGGAACAAAAAGGCCACGCCAGGATTTCGGCCCGGTCGAAAATCAAGGTCGGGGACGCTGCGCAGGGTCTTGACGTTCGCACGCAGCTGGGCCGCCTCGTAGTTGGCCGGCACGGTGAGGTACTTGGACGTTCTCGGCTTGAGCACGCCGCCGTATTCCTGCACCCTGGCGTATCGCTCGTTGGTGCCCACAATCAGGCTGCCGTTCTCGGGGATCGTCGCCTGGATGCTGTTCCGCAACCTGTTGGTGACGGTGCCCGGTGGGCTGCCAGGTGGCGACGGCACCCTCATGCTGGTCTTGGTGAAGCTCTGCTTGAGGTACTTGACCAGCACGTCGCCTGAACGGCCGATGCCAACGTTGGACGCCTGCAGCAGCATCTCGCCCAGCTGCGTCGGGTTGACCTGCATGAAAATGCGGTCCACACGCATGGTTAGTCCTGGTCTCGCTCGAGGGTGACCACGTACACGGTGCCCATGGTGATGAGGTTTCGCGGCTGGCCGGCCACCCGGTACTGCACGCCCGAGATAATCACCTTGTCCTTGGGCGTGATGTTCCATGCGGCTCCGGCGTTGGTGATGGGGGCGCAGTACACGTCGAACAGCTTGGTGGTGGCGTCACGGCCGTAGATGAGGGCATCGCTCGCCGAGGTCGGCTGCACGTTGCACTGCACGCTGGCCGACGCCGTGCCGGGGAACGTGCCCACCGGCACGCCATCTCCGCCGGCGTCCCATGTTGCGGTATAGATGTCCATGGTCTGGGTCAGGAGGTGCCAAGGTGTGCTTGCCACGTCACGCCCTCCCGCTGTTGTACGCCCTGATGATCACGGCCTTGATGTCGTTGACCTTGGCCGGGTCCATATTGGTGTAGCTGTACTGGCCGAGGCTCTCGCTCTGCAGGCCGAAGTTGCGTCCGCGGGCGGAATACGCCAGGTCCATCAGCCGCCAGACGTTCATCTCGAGGTCGGCTGGCGTGGTGGCATAGCCACCGGTGTAGACCACCTGCACGTTATCAAAGCCCTCGGGGAACCATGGCTGCGTCGAGAAGGTGGCATCGACGCTGCCGAACGCGGTGACGGGATAGCGGGCTCGCACCGGGTCGATCCGCGAGAGCACGCCCGAATCGCCGTTGACCCGATACGTGCTCGAGTCGAGCACCTCGGCCGTGCCGTCCGCGGTGTAGACCGTCACGCTGGTGATGCTGGCAACGGGCCACTCCACCAGGTTGATGGTCTGCTCGCCGGTGCCGTCGTACCGCTCGGTGCGGCTTACCGATTCGAAGCCGTTGGTCAGGTTGCGGTCGCACCACCGCCGCACCTCGGCGCTCACGCCGTCGAGGATGTAGCCCAACACGGTGTCCTGCGCGGAGCCGACGATGCCAGCCCACGTCTTGTACCTGGCGGTGGTGGTAAGAGCTGCCATGAAGCCCGGCCCGTTGCTTTCGCCGCGGGCCGAGGGTGTGTGAGCAAGAGAAACTATCAGGCCGAGGTCGGGACCGTCACACGACCAAGCAGCGAGGTCGAGTTGCCGAGGTTCTGCGAGGCCGACCGCTCGACCTCCGTGGTGCCGGTCACGCCCTTGGCGCCGTGCAGGCCGACCCACACTGCGCCGTACAACGTCGTACCGCCCGGAGTGATGGCGAATCGCAGATAGCGCCTGACCGATCCGCCCGTGCGGATGTGGACAAGCCACTGCTTGTTCGCGGTATCGGGCAGGGCCGTGCTGGTAAACGACGCGCCGGACAGATCGGCCCACGTGCTGTTGTCGTTGCTGTGCTCGACCTTGAGGACCGTCGCGGCAGCCGCGATCGCGCCGATGGTCACGATGCCGACGACTTCGCCGAAGCCGCCGAGGTTGGTGGTGTCGAAGGCCACGCCGGTGTTGGCCGCTGAGATGGAGAGCGGGCCACCCGTCGAGGTGCCGCCCTGGATATACGAGTTGAGGAGAACGTTCATGAGTCAGAGTCCTTTCGTTGTGGCGTCTATCAAGCGCCCTGGATGCAGACGATGGGTCCGTAGGTCGAGCCGCGGCCGTCGCCGTGAATGTCCACACAGAAACGGCTGGTGCCGCGGACCGCCAGGCTGTCGGCGTTGAAATAGAACTGATCCGAGGTCTGGATCTCGAGCTGGCGGCGGTCGCCCAGCATGGTCGCGCCCGTGAAGTCGCCGAAGTAGCACGACCTGACGTTGCTGCCGGTGGCCTTCGGCATGACCTGCGAGAAGAACACGGGGTAGCCGAGGAAGGTGGCGTCACCGCCAAGGCCGCCCATCGTGAGCTCCTTGAACTGGTTGGCGGTCTTGTCCACCTTGAGCATGACCTGGGCGAAGAACTGACGGCTGCACACGAACGCGAGGCGAGCCGGGTTGACGTTCTCAACGCGACCCATCGCCGTCGTGAAGTCGGCAACGGCCAGCGTGCCCCACGACACGCCGCTCAGGTACGCGCTGGAAGGCAGGGCGACAGTCAGGCCCGACTGGTTGGCGTAGGTGCTGGTTCCGTCGCCGATGAAGTAGGCGTTGTCCTCCGCGATGGCCTGAGACTCGGCGATGCTGCGGGCCACGTCATCTGCGATGTTGATGGCCGCGTCGGCCATGAGCTCGCGGCTGATCTGGTACAGCACGCCGTACTTCTTGGCCGTCAGGGTCACGTTGTTGTACGAGTTGTCGAGGCCGCTGATCGTGCCGGCCTCGGCGATGGGCACCATCGACGCCAGGCCGGTCTTGCGAGGCACCGTCATCACGTCGCGGCTCATCGGCACCACGTTGGCGATCTTGCGGGCAATGCCGTACTGCTCGGTCAGCCAGACGAGGTTGGGGAGGAACTCGATGGGCACCAGAGCGCCGCCGAGCTGGTTGTTGAACTCGACCTGCGTCTTGCGGCAGATCTCGATGTCGGCCCGCTTCTGGGAGCCGTAGTCGTACGTGCCGAGGAGGGCAAGGCGAGCCCAAGAGCCGAAGGCCTCGGCCTGGTCGGCGTCATGGAACACGGCGCGGCCGGACTTGATCTTCGCGGCATACGCCTTCTTGACGTTGTTGCCGATGCTGAACCGCTGCGGGGTTCCGCCGCTGATGGGCTCGTCGGCGTCGGCGATGGCCGCGTGAGGGGCCTTGGAGCCCTTCACGGAGGCCACGTCGTCGGCGACCTTGACAGCCGAGAACGTAGACCACACGGAGTCAACGTCGATGGCAGCGCCGTCGGCGTCGGTGAACTTGATGCCCTCGGCGTCCAGCTTGGCGATGTACGCCTTGGCGGAGTCGATGGTGACGTCGCCGGTCAGGCCGTTGGCCTTGAGCGAGTCGATGAGAGTCTTGCGAGTGAGCATGAGAACCTTTCGCGGCGTGGCCGCAAACATGGGGCTCTCTGCTCGGACTCGGCACGGCACGCGGCGCGAAACACTCGGGCCGGCGTGCGATACCTGCCGTGTGCAGGTGTATTCGGTTGAACCCGCCAGCGTGCCGTCGCATCGCTGGCAGGGAGTAGGAGGGAATGCGTTGTCAGTGTACCCGCGTCACCGCAGGACGATGGTCCGCACGGCCCGCACCCCGAAGTCGGCCATCACGCGGTCGGGCACCTTGGCCTCGAGCAGGGCCTTGCGGCTCTTGTCGCTGGCCGCCATATCTCGCCCGCCGCCCGACACCATGCGGCACGTCACGTTCATGGGCAGGGCCGTATACGACACCTCGAGCACCTTGCACCGGCGAACGATGGACTCGATGCCGGGGTACGCCACCATTTCGGCGGCTGTTGGAGCACCCCACTCGAGGGCCTCAAAACCAATTGACATGGCCAGCGTGCCCGCCTTGGCGAGGGCCACGCACGCCCGCACGTAGGGGTTGGCCATGTCGTCATGAAACACCCCGTGGCACAACCACCCGCTCGGGGCGAGCGACATGCTCCGAACCGTGGCCACGGCCGAGCACACGTCGTAGTTGTGATCGACGAACAAGTTGCGGTTGACGCCCAAGTAGGTCTGCATGTCGCAGCCGCTGGGCAGTACCACCTCCTGCTCAAGATCAACCGCGGCCGTCGAGGCGTAGCAGATTACCTCGAGGGGCTGCCCCGCGGCCTGCTTCACCTTGGCCTTGGTGTGGTACGCCTGCTTGCCGGCCATCACGCCGATGGGGTTGTCCGCCTTGGTCATGACGCCCGTGGCGATGGCTCGCCGGCGGATTGCCTGCACCATCTCGCTCGCTCGTTCAGTCTTCATCGTCAACGTACTCCACGCCGGGCAGCAGGTCGCACCGGCAGTTTGGGTGGGCGGGCGGCGCCTGCCAGCTGCCGGCGCTCACGCTAAAAGCTTGGTTGATCGGCACCTCACCGGGGTAGGCCTCGGTGATCGAGTCGCAGACGGCGCACGGCCCGCCGCTGTTGATCCACTGCTTGTTCTGCACGCCGCGTTGCACCCATGCCTGCCGCTGGCCCTCGCAGTAGGCCCGCAGGGTCTCGGTCCTGGCGATGCGAACGGCCTGCCACTCAGTGAGGTCGGGGGCCACCTCGCGGATGGCGTCACGCATGTTGGCCACGGTGGTGCCGGCGGCCAGCTGCCGCTCGATGGCCGCCTGGATGTGAGGCTTGAGGGTCTCGGGCACGCTGGTGGACAAGGCAAGGCCTTGGTTGCGGATGAACGCCATGGCCGGTTCATTGGCCGTGGAGAAGCTCTCCTTGGTCTCGCCGAGCTGGGCGAGGCCCTGCAGACCGCCCGTAATCATGGCGCTCTCGATGAAGCGCTCGGTGATGGCCGTGAGATCGGCCATGGCCTCCTGGCTGGGCGCGATCACGTTGGCGGTGTCGTCGATCATCGTGGGCACGGCCGTCACGTACCAGCCGGTCAGCTGGCTTACGAACCGGCGGTAGGCCGCAGCGCTCACCGCCGGCGTCCCGGTCTCTTCATCCCACACGGTGGCGGTGGCCTTGTACTTGCGTGGCACGCGGGGCTTGGTGGCCATCGACTTGCCCTCCACTTCGGGGGCGTCTTCGGGGGCGTCTTCGGGGGCGTCTTCGGGGGTCGGATGCTCGACGTCCACCGACGCCTCGCCCACGTCCTCGCTGGGCATGTCCTCGGCCTTCGCCGGCGGGCCCGCGCCGAAGATGCCCATCGGGGCCGGCGCCTCGGTCTGGCGGTACCGCAGCAGGTTCTGCTCGTCGGGCAGCGCCTCAAGGTCGATCACCGCGCGGTACTCGTTGGGCGTGATGATGCCCTGCGCCTCGGCCGCCCGCAGCTCGGCCGCCAGGGCGATCTGGTCGTCTTGCGTCGGGTCGTCGAAGCAAAACCACATGTCCCCTGGCTCGACGCCGTAGTGAGGCAGCAGGAGCTCGGTCAGCTCGCCGGCCAGCGTGGCGAGCCGCGGCGCGATGGTGTACCGCATGTACTGGGCGTTCGCCACCGTCGCCGAGGCGAGGTTGGCGCTGTTGAGCCGGTAGATCGGCTCGGGGATGCCTGCGGCGTCGTAGATCCGCTTCTCAGTCGCGGTGATGCCCTCCACGTACTGCATCTCGTGGGGCTTGGTGGCGTACTGCACCAGCTCCGTGTCGCGGAGCAACAGGATCGACCCGGCCTTGCCGACGCCGCGTGTGCTCTGGTTGAGGTGGGCGTTGATCTGCCGCATCTGGGCGTCGGTCGTGGTCGGGGCCGCCTTGAACACCATGCCCGGCATGCCGCCGTTGAGCCACCGCTGCGCCTCAGCCTGGAGGGCCGCGGCTTCCATGTCGGTCTCTGCCATGACGCTGTACAGCCACGACATGCCGCCCGCGGGGTGCACCGGGCTGCCGTGCTGCCGCAGGTACACCACGTCTTCGGCCGCGATCCGCATGGGCGAGGCCCGGTTCCGCCCGTAGTAGTACCCGGCGATGAAGCCCGTGTCGCTCAACATCGGCCAGGCGAACTGCGAGGGCAGGATGTAGGCCGACACCGGCACGCCGTTGACCTTTTCTCCCACGTAAAGGTACGAGCGGCCCGACACCTCCTTGAACCAGAACAGCATGTGCAGCCACATGCTTCCGGTGTAGATCGGATCGGGGTTCTGCAGCAGCTCGAGCACCGGGTGGTCTAGCACCTCCTCCACCTGGTCGCCGGCACGGTTGGCGTATGTGGCCGCCTTGCCGATGAGCGATTTGACCCGCCCGCGGTTGGTTGCGTGCTTCACCATCCGCTTCTCGGCCACTTTGCGGCCGGCCTTGGCGATGCCCGTGCCGGTCTTGCGGAACAGCCGCAGCGTCTGGCCCGACAGCACCGTGGCGTTGATCGTCGCCGCCCGGTAGGCCGTGCCCGTGATGCCGCGCGTGACCAGCTCGTAGTCGCGGCCCGTGTTCTGGTTGTTGTAACTGGTCGATGACTCGCCCGGGATGAGCGATGCCGACACCCACGCGCCGGGAATCTCGCGCTGGTCGGGTTCAATCGCCTTCTTGGTGGTTCGCTTTGCCATGGTGGTCATGCCCATCCGCGTGTGTCGGTCGCCTCGTGCAGTGTACCCGCGTCGGCGACACGCCCCACCCACGCGCCCATTGAAGCCTTGGGCCCGTCGAGGTGCATGATGGCGTACCGCATGGCGTCGAGGCCGTCGTCGTACAGCTTGATCGGCTCCTCCTTGGGAGCCTTGCCGTCCTGTCCTGGTGGGTACAGGTAGCAGTCGAACTCGGCCAGCGTGCTGGTGGGCTTCTTGGCTTGGTACAGCTCGCGGTCAGTCTCGAGCGTGGCGCTGGCGAGCAGGTACAAGCGTGGCCGGCCGTCGCCCTGCACACGCAGTCGCTCATGCACGGCGTCACGCCCGGTGCGGTGTTCCTTGTTGGCCGCCACTGTCTGGATGCCGTGGGCCGCGAGCGTGGCACGGTCCTCGGCGTCGTGGTCGGTCACGGTCGCCACGTAGGTCTCGCCGTCGCTGTAACGGTTGATGATGGCGGCGTGGTCGGCCACCGTCCGCCGGCTGTGGTAGATCTCGCGGTAGAGGTACAGGCGGCTGTCGGGGTCGATGGCCCACCACTGGCAGACGAACGGGTGGACGTATCCAAAGTCGATGCTGCGGATCTTGGACCACTTCTCCCACCCTGGCGGCATGGCGTTCACCACGTGGGTGGCCGGGTTGAACTCGGGGTAAACGAGGCCCTCGGCCGCAGACCACCGGCCGTCGAGCAGGCGAGCGCGGCGGTGCCCGGTCAGGCTCTGCAGAGTCGCCAGGTACTTGTTGCCGGCTTCTGTCCACTGGCCTAGGTCGCGGTTCCAGAGCACCGGGTTGTCCTGGTGCTGGCACTGGTGCACTTCCATTTGCCCGCGGTCGGCCCGACGCTTGAGCCAATGCGACGGTGCCGCGGGGTTGCAGTCGGCGATGATCTGGTGGTACGGGCCGCGGCCGTTCCTGAGGCGGGTCGTGAGCTTCTCCCAGTCGTCCTCGGAGCACTCGGTGGCCTCGAACACGGCGATGATGTCGTACTCGGTGCTCATGATGCGGTCGGGGTTGTCGAGCCCGCCCACCACCATGGCGCTGCCGTTCTCGTAGTCGTACCCGGTCCTGGTCCGCCGGCTCTGGTTGTTGAGGTTGCAGCCTGCCCGCACCACCTTGGCCTCGAACGTCACCAGCACGCTCTCGGTCATCGAGGCCCGCGTCTTGCGGCAGACGAGCGCCCTAGTGCCGGGGTACTTGAGCAGGTAGAGGTGGACCTTCTCGAGGATGCCGCGGGTCTTGCCCGTGCCCGCGGGCCCCGGCGCCAAGACCTCGGTGGCCCTGCTGTGCCACACGCCGCGGATGCCGCCGTAAGGCGTGTAGCTCACACGGCCTCCACTGGCGCGTCCTTGCCGTACAGCTGAATCTCATGGCGTTCGGTCGCCTGGCCAGCGTCAAGCCTGGCCATCTTGTCGGCGTGCTGGTGCACCTCGAGGTTGTGCTTCATGGCCGCCAGGGCGAGCTTGACGCCCGCGGCCTTGATCCTCGGGCTGGCGTTCTCGAGCAGCTTGACCACCACCCGCGGGATGGCCTCGGCCATCTTCTTGGGCACCGGCACGCCTCGGACGCCAAAGTCGTCCAGCGCCGCGATCACCGCCTTCACGTTGGCCCTAGTGTGCTGGCCATCGACGATCTTGGCCACCAGCTCGGTCTCCCCCCTTGCCCCCTCGGATTCACTGCCCAGCTTCTTCATGCCAGCAGTGTATCAAGGTCTGCTGTTAGGCCCGTTGCTCGGCCAGTGTCCGCCGCGTTGGCATGGTGCCCCGGCCAACATGGCTTGCATGAGGTCGTTGAGGTTGCCGGCGAGCTGGGCCAGCTGCTTGGCCTGCTCGGTTACCTCTTTGGAGGTCAGGGTCACGGCTTGCGTGGTCTGCTGGATGGCGGCTAGGGCCTCGGCGGTCGCCACCGAGATCTCGGCCTGCTTGAGCTGGAACGGGTGGACGATCTTGGACCAGATAAACCACGCCACGAAGGTGATGATGAGCACGGTGATGAGCACGATGCTCTCGCGTGCCAGGCTCATAAGCGTGCTGTCTACGACGGCGGTCTCTGCGCTCATGCTGCGGTGCCCTTGTTGATTCCCAAGGTTCGCTGGATGGCATCGACCACCCGCTTGGTGCTCTTGCTCTGGATGGCGTTGGCCACGGTCTTGAAGCTCTCGGCGTCGAGCCTGGGCTTGAAGGTCTCGACTAGGCGGACCACCTCGCTCGAGGCCTTCCGCTCGCGGAGCAGGGCGTAGACCACCCACGCCGCGGCCAGACCCAGCGCGGCCATGCCGATCACGATGCGGTACTCCAAGATCCATTGGCCGGCGATGGCGGCGCCGAAGACGGCGATGCCGGTAAGGGCCCCCTGCCCGTTCCGCAGCCAGACCATCGAGACCACCGCTAGGCCAAGGCCGGCCACGGCTGCGATGCCGAGCAGGCGGCTTAGCCAGCTGTCCTTGTTGGCCTTGAGGTCGGCCACCTGCTTCTGCGCGGCGGCCAGCTGGTCCTGCAGCTCGGCGACCTTCTTGGCGTCGGCCCCGAGGGTGACGCTGGTGGCCTCGAGGGTGCCGCCGGTGGTCCGCAGCTCAGCCACGCCGGCGGCGATGGTGGTGGCTTGGTCGGCAAGGTCAGCCACCTTGGCCACCTCGGTGTTGGCGGTCTCGATCTTGGCGGCTGCGGCCTGCACGGCCTTGGCGGCTTCCCTGGTGGTGGCCACGGCCGCAGGTAGGCCGGTGCCAGTTGCCGCTGCGCTGGGCTTGCCGTTGCATCCTGAGGCGGACGCGAGCACGATGGCGAGAATGGCGTACCTGAGCATGGGAACAGTGTACTCGGCTGCGTGCTCTCCACCACACCATGGCGATGGCTAGCGCGATGAGCTCGACGGCAAGAATGGCGTGCCAGATCATGGGGTATTCACCTCATAGCGGACGCGCGATGATTCCACGCGCATGGTCTTCTTGGTCGAGAGCTTGACGACGCAGACGACGATGCCCGGCAGGATGTAGGGGTACACGCGGACTAGGACGCCGCGAATCTCGAGGCGTTCGGTCTGGCCGATTCGCTTCCAGGTGCAGACCACACGCCGGCCCAGCTCCATGGCGAGGGCACGCTTAACGCTTTTACGGTCTGCCTTGAGTCGTGTTTGATGCCGACGCTGGCCCTTGTCTTGGTCGCTGTTGAACCAGTCGGCCCACGGCACCCATGGGGTGGCCTTCTCACCTCGGCGGATGTAGGGCACCCTCGGCCTCCTGGTCGAGCTCTTGGAACAGCTCGAGGGTGTCTGCGGCGGACCTGACGACGCGGTAGACGCCGCCGGCGGCGGTCCATGCCTGTTCCCATTCTCGCTGGCTGTCGGCCTGCCTGCCCTTGGAAGTCTTGACCTCCAGGGCCACGGCTCGTCCGCGGTAGACGCCAATAAAGTCGGCGGTGCCGGCCGCGGCCATGCGGATGAGGCGGTCGCCCACCCGGATCATGCCCGACTGCACGCGCGTGAAGACTGCCGGGTGGCTTCCTGCGCTGTGGAGCGTGATGGCGCCGAGGACGCACTTGGTGACGGCGTTCTCGGCGTATCCCATCAGTCGGCCCCTTCTTGGTGTGGTCGTGTGTTCTTGAGCTTGCCCAGCTCACGCCAGAGGGCGAGGGTCTCGGCCACCCTGCGCTCGGCGGCGTCGAGCGCGGCGACCATCTCGCTCATGTTCTTGGCCTTGGCCGCGAGCATGAAAGTGGCGGCCAGTTGGCGGGCCTTGTCGAGATCTCGCTTGGTCACTTGCATCACCATCATGGTACCTAGGCCTTGACCACCACCTCAAGGATGCGATCGATGGTGCCCTCGGCCAGGCGGTGCGAGTCACCGCGGAGCCAGAGCTTGACGTGGTGACGGTTGACGCCGGGCAGGCGGTCGATGATGTGCTTGCTGGTGATGGCCTTGTTCTCGGCCATCTCGCGGACGAGGGCTTGCACGTGCCGAGGTGCGTTGTTCAGGATGTGCTTCGGCATGGATGTGATTATACGGTCGGCTTGTCGGCCTTGGTCTTCTTGGCGGGCTCTTTGCGTGCCTCTTGGCGGCCCTGCTCACGCGCCTCGGCGATGGCGTTGGCGATGGCGCCGGCAAAGTCGTAGGGCTTGATGTTCTCTCTGGGTGCGATGTACCAGCCGACGCCGGCGGCGACAATGATGGCCTTGGCGGTGTCGAGGTCGTTCATGGCTTCTCCTGTGGTTTGCGGTCGTCGATCCAAATGCCGGTCACGAAGATCCGCCGCCACTCGGCGTTCTCCGCCTTGGTGCCAGCGAGCTGCAGCTTGACGCGGGCGAGCTGGTCGCGCAGGTAGTTGAGCTCCTGCTGCATCCGGTGGTACTCGGCGTCACGCACGTCCATGCTTGGCTTTCGTGGTGGTGGTGTATGGCGTCCTGGTCATCCTCGAGATGTCCAAACAGCTCATGCCGGCGGCCTTGGTGTGGCACCACACCTTGCACATCACCCGCATGCGTTCGGCTATGGCGGGCTTGCTCCTGCACATGATGCAGCCAACCACGTGCTGCCATGCCTGCCTGATGATTTCGAGGTTGCTCTGCTCGGTCACGCAGAAGGCCCATGAGCGCTCGACTAGGTGGCCGCGGCTGGCCTCCTGCACCCGCTCGAGGATCAGGGTGAGCAGGATGGCAGGCCGCTCGCGGCACCACTCGGTCCAGGTGTACCGCAGGCGGTAGTCGGCGGCTTTGATGCGGCCGTCCTTGCCCCAGTTGGTCGGCGGCGTCGTCGGCCAGTCGGCCATGGTGTTGGGCATGTCGATCCTGCCGGCGAGCCTGAACCAGTCGCGGCCAAACGGCTCAGGACGGGCTGGCGGCCTTGGAAGCAGCTCGGGCCGCCCCACGGCCTCGGCGTGGCTGGGCGTGTCAGGATTCGGCCTTGCCGGGGTTGAAAGCAGGTTGGTGGCTTTCACTTGGCCTCCTTCGCCCGCACGCGGAGCATGGCGTCGGCGATGGCATAGGCATCACCGGCAATCTCGGCGGCACCCTCGCACTCGCCGGTCTTGATGTTGTAGTCCAGCATCATCTCGCGGTGCGGTTCCGTCGTGCTCACATCGCCGTCAATCAGTGGGTTCCGATGGTTCACGATGCGGAAGTTTCCGATCATGGCCTGCATTGCCTTGGCCGCGAAGTAGTCGCGCAGACTCATCGCCGGTTCGTCGTTATTCACTTTGCCTCCTTCGCCCGCGTCAGGGCAACTTGCCAGCCCACTTCAATTCCACGCAGTCGATGTACATGACCACGCTGCCCTTGTGGGCACGCACGACGCCGCACGAATCGAGCACCGTGTCCTTGGTCGGACCGTTCATGGCGATCTCGCCGATGCCCTTCGTCGTGCCCCACACGCGAATCACGCTCGCGTTGCCGATGGTCACGTCGTCGCCGCTGATGGCCACCATGCCGACGACAACCCAACCACGCTGCAACACCACGATCTGGAGTTTCTGCTGCGTGATGTGGTCGCTCTCGACGCCAAGAGCTTTGTTCACTGCCGTTTCGATTGCCTTCTGAATCAACATTCCTCACTCACTTTCTGCGGCTGTGCCGCTTAGTAACCAATGCCGTAGCCGTAGCCGGTGCCGTAGCCGTTGCCGTAGCCGTTGCCGTTGCCGTAGCCGTCGCCGTTGCCGTAGCCGTCGCCGTCGCCGTTGCCGTCGCCGTCGCCGATCAGGCTGTGTGCATCTTCGTAATTCACTTGGCCTCCTTCGCCTGCGCCGCGATGTTTTGCTCCGCCGCCTTGATCGCTCGATCCATGGCGTCCTTGCTGGCGATGGTCGCATCCAGTGCATCTTGCACGGCCTTGGTGAGGTTTTCTGTCTTATTGCCGCCCAAGTGATCGAACATCACATGGATCACACGTCGATGCGTCAACGCCATCGTCGCCAGCAGTTCTCGGTCGGCCTCGGCCTGTTCCGCTCGCTTCTGGGCTGCCTCAAGCAGCTCGGCCGCCACCTGCATGTGCCTGTCGGTCGTCATCGTTCCTCCTGTCAGAATGGGTTGCACTCGTTGTCTTGGCTGTCGGGCTTCTCCACCCGCTTGATCCACCCGAGGGCCTCCACGGTGAGGCTCTTGGGGTCCAGTCGCACACTCAGATTCCTGCCGGCGGCCACGCCGTCGCGGCACTTGAGCACCCTGAGCACTCGCACCATGTCTTGGTGCCGGTCCTCGGTCTCGGTCCCGTCCCACCGTCGCTTGCCGAAGACCACGTGGGTCTCGGGCCGCTCACGGCGCTCAAGCCAGAGCACCACGTCGGTAAAACGGCTGATGGCGGCGCCGCCGGCCAGAACCTCCATCGAGATCTCGGTCTTGCGGCCCTTCTTGGGGTGGGTCACCAACCACCCGGCGGCGTGGTGCCGCTCGAGCAGACGCCGCAGGCCGGTGATGAGGTTCTGGTCGTCTTCCCACGGCTTCTCGCTCGGCTGCATGGCGGTGATGGGGTCGATGGCCAGCACCTTGACGCCCTGCTCGAGCTTGGCCTGAGCCCATCGCAGCACGTCGCGGTGGGTCAGGAGCTTGCCATCAGCCACGTCCATGACGTTGCCCAGGCTGTTTAGGCTGCTGCGGTGCAGGTCCATGAGCCCGCGGATGCGGTCGGGGTTGGCCGCAATCCAGTCGAGGCTGGTCACCTGCGGTTCGCCTGAGAGCTGCGCGAGGTACCGCATGAGGTGCCACTCACGGGTGCACTCGAGCTCGAGCATCGCCACGGGCACGCCGGCCCGGTGAGCATGAGCCATCAGCTGCAGCACCAGGAAGCTCTTGGCGCTGCCGGGGTCGCCGCACACGACGTTGAGGGTGCCCGGCATGGCGGCCTTGATGTCGTCAAACGCTGGCCAGGGCGTGGCCACCGGCTTGATGGTGCCGTCGATGATGCCGTCGATGCGTCCGGTCATCATGTCGGCCGGCGACCGGTGCTTGGCCAGGCTCGCCTCGATGGCGGCCCGGTCGATCCATGCGGGGAAGTCGCTGTAGTCGTTCACTTGGTCACCTCCTCGCCTGGGCGGTAGACCCAAGGGCCCGAGTATAGAGGTGTCCACGCGGCGAAGGCGAGCAGCTCGGCGGCGTGCTGCACCTCCTTGCCGGCGGTGCCCTTCTCGATCTTGGCCGCGATGATCCGCAGCACCTCGGGCGCCCACGCCTTGAGCCTCAGGCGGCACGCCCGCTGAAACGCCTGCAGCCGCGCCTCGAAGCCCGGCATGCCGCTCCAGTATTCCGTCGCGGTGAACAGGCTGCGATGCGGTGCGCAGTGGGGTGGCAGTGGCCGCTCGATGAGCTGCATGTGCCGAGGGCATTCGGTGACTTGGCTGGCCATGAGCAGGGAGTCGTAGAGCTCACGCAGCCGGTCGTGGCCCATGATGTCGCTCGAGATGCCCATGCGGCGGGCCCAGATTCGGACGGTCTCGTCGCCGGTGAGCAGGCACGCGAGGATGGTGACCTCCTCGGGTTCGATGCCGGCGGTCTTGGTGGTGGTCGTCATTCGGGTTTCTCCCTAATAGGTGGGTCGTTGCTCCAACGCTTCTGGTTCAGCCAGGTGTATGGCATCGGCACAAATCCATTTTGCCACTGGTCGCACTTGATGTGGTCCTCGAGGCTCTGCATCACGATGTCGAGGAGCAGCCGCTGGCCGGGCTTCTGGGGGCGCTCGATCTCGTCATGTTCCCAGATCTTCCAAGCGCCCACCTTGTTGACGCGCCTGACCCGTGGGTACCGGTTCCAAAATCGATTGAACGCCTCGGAGTATGCCGGAATGACCTTGCGTGGCTCTTTCGCCTTCGCCTCGCCCGCGTCCCCCGCTTGCGGGGGGTTGGGGGGGTTTTCTGTATCTCTTCTCTTCTCTTCTCCTCTCTTCTCTTCTGCCCCCACGGGGGCGTTGGGGGGAGGGTTGAGGGGGGG